TACATAAAGAGCATCTCTAAATATTTTGATACCCATTATGTCAAAGCCTACATTTATAACTCCTGCCCCACTAGCTGCTGTAAAATCACTGTCGCTATTAGGTGCAGTAAATACTAGTAACTGCGGTTTTTGACTCATGCCTGCAAAAAACAAATGGCTTCTATATGTTTCTGCAAATTTAGCATTATCTACATCAGATGATCCGTTTAATTTTGTCCATGTAGTATCTACTAACCTCATTGGGTAATTAATACCATCTGTTACTATTAATGTTTTATTTCCTGTAAAAGAGTGATTTAATGTTCTTACTCTTGTTACATTAGTAGCAACTTGTCCTGCTGTCAAGCTAGTTGAGGACCATCCTACACCTGCAGCATATTTTAGTATATCGTAATCATTGCCTGATGATTCTTTTCTAGCTGCGTATATAGAACCGTTGTATATAGCTAGTCCCAATATTTGTCCTGTACCTGCAGGAGTATGGTAAGTAGAGTCTAATGCTTCATACCCACTTACTCTTCTGTACCCACCATATTGCCCTACTTCAAAATTAACTAAAGCTGTAGCAGCACCTGGTAAGTTATCACTAAGAGCTAAATAATTTTCATTAGTGTACAAACCGCCACCAGACAATATTTTTGCTACTTGTAACCTATCAGTCATTGACTAAGCCACTAACTCTAGTGTCACGCATTCTAATATATCTATTTATTAGTGTAGAACGCATATAGTCTATCCCCTCCTGAAAAGCTCTAGAAGCTCTGTCTGCTTGCTCTATGTTATCTCTCATCATATATAAATGGTACAATGCACCATCTATTAAAGTATTTTTATATTGTGAAGGCACTTCTGGTACATCGCCTGATGCTTCTAGTTCTGTAGGTGCTTTATAGTATGTATATTTTACTACGTATGCCTTATCAGGTGTTGGAGTAAACCCTAATTTATAATCAGGAGTTAGGTATACATATATAGGTGTATCATAATCTCCTGAATCTCTTTGCTCATCTCTTTCTTTGTGATCATCTATATACTCATCGTATGTCAATGGTACTAGTCTTCTTTCTTCTACGTTTAGTGTATCATTTCTGTCTAACATAACTGTGTCAATGTCTACACTCATAAATCCTGTTGTTACTGCATATTCGTTTGTTCCTGCTGTAAGAGTCTGACTAGTAGAACCATATGCAAAGTGCCACTCTCTATCTCTTGTAAAAATATCTCTTTGTGAATTGTTTACAGCGTCTTTCACTAACGCTTGTACGCCTTTAGCCGAACTAAATTCTGAAGAAGTCATTTCAACTTCGTTCAATCTTCTTAATGTTTCATTTGCTACTGTAAAAAATGTATATGCCATATATTAAATGTAGGAAGGACAGGAAATACCTATCCCTCCTACTCCTAGAATAAATTTATACTAAATCTCTAGTAACAACATCTCTTCCTGTTTGTTGAGAAGAAATATCTGCTAGGACTGCATAAACTCTAAGTACGCCACTAACGCATGCTGTATCAGTTGCTGCAATTTTTACATCAATAGTATCTGCTGTAGATATTAAAGCTGTATAAGTATTTGCTGCACCTGTGTTCACAATATTAGCTTGACCATTAGTGCCTGCTGCAAGGTAGCCAGTTGCTGATAAATCACCACCGTCTACAATGTCATCGCCTGCTGCGAAGTCAATATCAGCAGTGGCAGAGCCGCCTGTAAAAGCTGTAGTAACTTCAGCACCTGCTGCAATAACAATAGTATTAGCAGGAACTTCTAGTAATTGAAAAATATCGCCACTAGCAACATTAGAAAAAGTTCCTTCTGATACTAGTTTAGCAACGTCTAATTCTTTTTCAATTACATATGCTCCTCTACGATTACCTGGTAGAGTTGCTGTTGAGTCAGAACTAACGCCTGTAGTGGATTTAGCTGTTAAATCATAAGTTGCCATGTTTTATCTCCCTTACGCTGCGTTATATTTAGCTGTCACAATGCCTTCAGGTCTTAGGATTTTTCTTCCGTACATCTGCATTCCTCTGACTATGTCAGCGAATGATTCAGGATCACGGTAAGATTCAACTTTATTGATCTGAGAAGCAGTTGCTACTGCTGAACTATGTCCTGCAACAATAACACCATAGTTAGAATTTTGGTTAGCATCACCAGAGGTTGCTGAACCAGTTCCAACTGAAGGTAAGTTACTAGAAACATATACATCGAAACCATGTAGATTACCGATTGTAACACCACTAGTAAGTCCACCTTTATTTGCGGTGTCGTCATTTAGTAGTCTAGAATCTTCGTCTGATAATAGTTCCATGAATACAGGATCAACTACTAGCCATCGACCTGCTGTATCAACTTGTTGTTGATTTAGCAATCTAGCCATTCTAGCAACAACCTGTAAAGGTGTAGCTGTAGCAGTTGCTTGTGCTGTTGCACCTGGTAGTCTAACTGCTAGAGGGATAGAGTGATCTCCTGCTGAAGAAGTTGTAATGTTACCAAAATCACCTTTTTTCAAAGTCATTGAAGATAATAATTCATTACTTCCTGCTGTGCTTACAGCTTTAGAGCCTGATACCACATCATTAGCGGTGTCTGCTACTGAACTTAAAGCTGATTGTTTAAAACCAGATAAATAACCAAGAACTTCTTGATCGTATTGATCACGGAGTCTATAGCCTGCTCTATCTGATGCCATGCTTTCAAAATTAACATGAGAGTGAGCTTCCTCAATATCATCCATTTTAAATGCAAAGTAGTTTGCCTGATCAACAACTAGTGTAAAATCCTCATCGTCTAAGTCTTGCGGTGTGACTGTAGTACCACGAGAATAAGCTTTCACTGTTATTTCTGGCTCTTTAATAATACGAACTGTATCACCAAAGTTTGCAATTTCTCCAAAGTAGTCATTGTTAGTAATAGATTCAGCAACTGAACTCTTACGAAAAGCTTGTTGAACCTTTTGACTGTAAATAACTGGAGAGAAATTACCATTAGGTAGGTTAGTATAACCTGACGCTACTTTAAAAGCCATCTTTTTTCTCCTTTTAAATTATAGAGGCTAACAAACGATAACTCCACTTCGTAAGGGCTGATGTTGCAAATGGGTAGCTATAAATAGGACCATGACATCAGGTAGCCTGAGTAGGATTTCATTTGAATATTGTAGAGTAGAGAATATAAAATTCTGGTCTACACGAATGTGTATTTATCTATACATACACAAAAATAGTAATTTGTCAAGCAGTTAAACTGTTAAGCTCTAGCTGCCCCACTAACATCATAAATAAATTTACCTGAACGAATAGCTTTACTTATAGCTTCTTCGTTAGCTGCATATTGCTGTGCTGTCATTTTTGCTACATCTGATTCTAGTATGCTATCTGAGTCAGAAGCATTATTATCTGGAGTTGTAGAACTTTTTACATTTACAGCTTTAGCTGCATCTTTTTTAGATGTTTTCTTTTTAGTTGTTTTAATTCCCATATCTGCTTTATACAAATCTATGGCACGTGCTGCTGCACGAGGATCATCTTCATTTTCATAAAGAGCTTTTTGAATATAATCAGGCTGATCTTCTGCCCAATCATGGAATTGAGGATTGTCTCTAATTTCTGTAAAATCAGGATGTATCTGTAATAATTCCATTTCAGCACGTTCTCTTGCTGTCATTCTCTCTCTTTCTGACAATGAATTTAATCTTTCTTCAATTTCTTTGTTTTGCTCTAATGCTTTTTTCATTGCAATAGTTTCTACAATTTTAGCAACATCAGGATACTCAGAAGCCCATGCATCTATTTCTTCATCAGTTTTAGGTAGCTTCATTTCTTTTTTAGTAGCTGCTGCTAATTGTTTTTTAAGATCAGCTAATTCTTTATCTTTAGCTTCAGTAGTTTTTTGCATATGCCTACGCAAATCTCCATAACGTTTTTTGAAAGATTCATCTTCAGGACCTTTTGCCTGTTCTTCAGTTTCTTCGTTACTGTTTTCTGTAGAGGCTTCTCTTGCTTTTAGCTCTTCTTCAGCAGCTAACTCTTTTTGTTCCTCATACCATGCCATCATTTCTTCCCAGCGGAAGTACTGTTGCGCTTCATAGCACCAAAAGA